CGCTAACTCCTCGAACGTTACTCTAAACTTTTGAGATACTTGACTATCCACCATTCGCCTATGCCAGTAACTAGTCTTCCATCATTGCGTTCTCTTTCATTATCAAACTGCATAGACTTGGTATATCCCAAAAAGTCGGGCATGTATTCGATAGCTTCTTTAGCCTCCCTCTCGATGTTGTCTAAGAAGCCTGGGATATCTAAACCTAAACGGTACTTATCCCCTTTCATGCAGTAGCTCACGAACTCTTCGCGAAGAGGATGGTATTTAACGTTCTCCAAAATCGATAATTGACGTAAGGCTACCATTCGATTGTTCCATTTGTCAGGATCGTAGTACCTCTCTTGTTCAGCCAATCTACCGAGAGCTCGATAGGTTGAGTAAACACCAACGCATACATTATCAACGCGATAGTCTTTGTGGTGCCAGCGTCTTAAGTATACGCAGTCACGTTTGCTCGCATACTGTTTATCAGTGTTCATTTCCTGACCATGCTTAGTATACGACCGCAGTACATCATCCACATTACACCCTGGGTAACTTAGGATTCCATCGTCACCTAAACACTGTGAATGAGGGTTGAGTTTTGATCCGTGCTCCAAAGCAGCTTCGTGCTGGAGACACCTATGAGTAATAGTCTCATCTACGTTAGTCCCACCTGAACCTGAACCCATACCATGGGACCCGCGACGGATCTTATTCCAATTGTATGCAAGAGGTATTTCATACTTAATTGGAAATACATTGGCCAGCCACTCGCTTTCAACACCCAAATTGTATAGAACGTCTTTAGCACAGTCTTGCATGTCACTATTAAAGTGCTGGTCAAATTTGGAGAAATCAGTGCAAATCACCAGATCGTTTGGGTCCTTAGTATCAAACAATGCTGTGATTTCACGATCAACTGATTCCATACTCACCCACGCTGGAACCAAATTGAATTTCTGAGCTGACTGAATAAGAGGCTGATAAAGTTGAAGTTCCTTGATGTTCACAGCGAATGGAAACATCCATACAACACGCTGTTTAACATCTTCCTTCTCTGGACCGCCTTCTTGTCCACGCCATCCTAAAACGGCACAATAGTCCCAGACCTGACCATCTAGGATCTGTTTACCATCTCTGAGAGATGCCGGAATAGTTTTGTCAATTACAGTTCTTCTTTTGGTAAAGAATGGACTGCCAGAATTTGTTGACTTCTTCATATCCGCTACAGTTTGTGCTTCACTTTTAAGACGAAGACCGCCGATCTTCGGCTTCCATTCCGCCAGAAGCGCCTCCTTCGCTTCTTTTGAAATAGGTTCTGAATCAAGGAGAATAGATTCATAGTAAGAGTAGATGTCTTCCATCCTGTCTTCGAGAGGCAACATGATGCTCATCGGCCCGACCTTCTTGCGGAGATCATTCTCGAATTCTACCAGACTAGGCCACTCATGCTCAAGTTTAGCAATGTGTGAATCCCAGCCCTGTAAGATGGATTCAAGAGATTTACCCTTGTAAAATGGTGTACGGTACTCTTCACTTTGCCCACTTCTAACATGTTCAAAGTATGCCCGTAATCCAGGATTTGGTAATTTAAAGTAGTTACCGAACTCGTAATTAGTTTCATTCTTCCTCATAATTTGTCCTTTCTAG